AGTGCCATTGCTAAAGGCCTCTCGCCTCGGTTGCGCGGCATCACGCCGCAAGAAAAAACCGCCTCGCGGCGGTCTGGTGAATCGTGCCCGTCTCGGGCGTTATGAAATCGCGGCGGCTGGACTTGAACCAGCTTCGCCTTACGGCTACCGCCTGTCTGGCTGCGTTTCCTGCTTGTGCAGCGCCGCGATACTGGCGGAAGGTGGAGGAGTCGAACCCCCATCGTTTCCGATGCCACGGTTTTCGAGACCGATTGCCAGCCAACCCAGCAGCACCTTCCATATCTGGCGGAAGGGACTGGAATCGAACCAGCGCAGCGCGTTAGCGCTATCTCGGCTTAGCAAGCCGGTGCATTACCTCTCTGCCACCCTTCCTTTGTTTGATTGGCTTCGGGATGACATAAGAATTGCCTTCAATGGTGCCGCGCGATGGAATCGAACCACCGGCCTACTGCTTACGAGGCAGTTGCTCTACCAATTGAGCTAGCGCGGCGAATGGAAGCGGGCGCGGGAATCGAACCCGCGTGGCATCGGCTTATGAGGCCGTGTCGCGCCCTGCGCAACCCGCTATTGAATTGGCCGTTCGTGGCGGATTTGCACCGCCGCAACAACGGGCACTCAACCCGCCGTCTGGTACTGTCGCGCCCGTGAGTCAAGCGCCGTACTCGCCGGAGCCATAAAGGCCCCCGCTCTGCTACTGAGCTACCGAACGAAATTATGCAACCGGCTTGCCACAGTGAGCGCATACCCACTGCTTCACGGCACCCGGTCCCTTGATTACGTTGCCCTTGTCGTCGCGTACCAGCCCCGTCACCGCCTGCACGAATGTTCGTGACTGCACGCGGCACGTACACACGACAATCGTGCGCGGCTTGGGCGCGGGCTTCGTTCCGTCGATGATGCGGAGATTGGTCAATGACCCGCCTTGCGGCACGCTTGGTGTTGCTTACGGAGTGCCGCAAGCTCGGCTTCGGCGCGTTCAGCGCGTTTGCGAAATGAATCAATGGCGCATTGGGCCGCATAGCGCTCGGTATGCATCACGTCATAAATCTGCCGACGCAAGAGAGCGATTTCGCGCGAATCATCATTCATGACAGTCCAGCCTTGGCGAATGCTGCAGCATCCAGTTTGCGAAGCTCGTCAAGAGTGTAAAGCGTTCCCTTGTCGTTCGAGAATTGCGCCAGCTTCAATCCACCTTTCTTGTACAATCGCGCCCGGATCGGCCCAAGGATTTCCTCGACCCTTTCCATCGGTTGCTTCGCCAGCCATTCGGCGTAGTTCATTTCTGCCGGAACCGCGCCGTCCATGCTAGCGCGTGTCGCGGGCGACGGGTCTTTCAGGCCCAGCTCGCGCCACGATTTTAGCACCGGAACCGATACGCTGCGGCAGTTGAAGTGAAGCTGGCCCGGTCCCGCGCCCCAAGGCGGACCGCCGTCCAAGGGCTTGTGCTTGTCCGTGCTGTAGGTATGCCCATCCCTCACGCGGCACTGTTGCGTTGTTTTTTGGTCAAGCACGGCGACCCAAGCCAGTGCGCGTACGATATCGGCGTTGGCCTGCACCACCTGTTCCCGTGCATACGCCGCCGTGTGCGAGATGGCCGAGCGAACAATCGTCTCCAGGTCCGCCCGTGGCCGTTCCAGCAGCCCATCGGCATAGCCATTGGCCCGCGTGCCGCGAATCGTCCTGACAATCTGCTCCGTCGTGTTGCCGTTGACGATGCCGATCCGTACCGCGTCCCGAATCTTGGCTGCCCGTGCCGTCTCAAGATCGGCCAGCCATTCCCGCAGCAAGCGACCCTGAAACGGCCTCGCCATCGCCGCTGCGTTGACCTGCGCGGGACTGACGCCTTGCAAGTCCACCACAGCCCTTGCGCCGCCCGGCAAGGCTAGCCGGATGATGCCTAATTCCTTGCCCACCGTGTACGCCGTGAACTCGGCCAGGTGCGCCGTAAGCGTTGCCCCAACCTGCCGGTAAGCCTCGGCGTTGATCGCGCGGACCTGTTGCAGCACGACGTCGATATGGTCGATCGTGGCCTGCGGGGCGTTCCGCGCAATCGCCGCATCAAGCTCGGCGGTCAGTTGTGCATCCGCGCGGTTCAGTAGCGCGATAAGGTTGCGGACCTGTCCATTGCTATAGCGGTGCAGTTGGATCGCGTAGTTAACCGCTTCGTCGTGCAGGGTTTCATTGGCCGTTGCCATTCAGGCCGCCCGCATTGTTGTCAAGGTTGCTCGGATCGCCCGGTCCGCCAAGCGTGCCCAGTTGTGGCCCCTGCTCCTGCCGCCGCGCCTGTTCCTGTTCCCAGTCAATCGTGTCGGCAACCGTCCCGCGGCGCTGCAACTCTTCATAGTACGTTTGATCCGAGAGCTTGCCGGCCACAGTGGAGTTGAGCAATACCGTCTCATCCTGCGCGTTCGTCAGGTCAACGCCAAAGTCCTTGAACACTTCGACCGTGCCGCCATTGGGAGCTTTGATCCATTGCGCCCATTCGTACAGGGCAAGGTTCAGCGCATCCTCAAGCGATTGCGCCATTGCGCCCAGCTTGGATTGCGAACGGCTGTCCAGAATCGACGCTTGTGTCGCCGCCATCTTGCCGACGTTCAGCGAGATCAGGTCCGCCCCGATCTGGCGCATGCGTTCCTCGATGTCCAACAGGTCTTGACGGCCTGCCGTGATCGCTGCGCCCTTGGTTTCGACAAACTCGGCCTTGGAACTCGTCGGCAAGCGCAGCGCGCGGCTCGCGCCCACCGAAAGGCTGAAGTTCTCATCGTCTGACGTTACCGTCAGCAGCGGCACCCGTGCGACGTGCAGGATGTTCCGTTGATCGCTGGACGATTGCCAGTGCTCAACGTTCAATTCCGCCAAGTCGATCAGCGGCGGTCGGCTGGTGAAGTAACCCGTGCGCTTGGCGTAGAACGGCACCACCGGGATATGCCCCAGCGTGTTCGGGCCAGTTTCCTCGGCAACCCATACGGCGGGCTTGTTGTCAGCCACGACTTGCGGCCGCCACACCTCGAAACCGTCGCGCTTGATCACGCGGACCTGCATCACCGGAAGCTCGCTGAACCAACCAGCTTGATCGTCCAGCAATTCCCAGATGCGAATCTCGGTCAGCGTCATCACGCCGTTGATCCGCTCCGCGTGCCAGTACAGCACTTGCTGCGGATGGATCAGTTGCATGTACGGCCGTGCGCCCGCGATCTTCAGGTCAGCCTAGGATCGCGCTCCGGTCGTCGTCGGGAAGTCCACGAGGATGTAGCCAATGCCGTAAGACAGCCCCGTGCGAAAGACATCCCGCGCGAAGGTATGGAAATTCCTCCCCTCAAGGTCCACGTCGTCAAGGTTGCCCTTGATCACGGCCGGGATGTCATCGTTCAGCGTCAGCGGCACCGTAAACGGGCGACCCGACATGCTCTCGACGGTTTGGTCGGTCGCATTGAACAGGAACGACGAATTCAGCCGCGCACGGTAGCTTTCGTCATCCTCGGCCGGCCACTACGGCAGATAGGTCCGCCCAGCATTGCGCATGGCGCGTGTACCGCCGCGCAACGTCTCGATCATGCACCAATCCGGCCACATGGATTCGACGAGATTGGAACGTTCGTAGACTTCCATTAGAGCCTCAAGATTTCGGCATGGGCGCGGGGCGGCTTCACCAGCGGGAACAGTTTATGGATCACGTAACCCCCCGCATCGTTCGTATGATCGGCGCCGGATGACTTGTCCGGCTCGCCGTTGTCCGCCCACACCTGTTGCTCAAGATGATCCGCATAGGTCGGGCAGTTGATCGCGTTCACCAAGTAACGCCGGTTGCCCACCGCGTTGCAGAACATCGCGTTCATGGCGTTGATGCGGTCTTTTACGGGCGGGTTGGCCTTGGGCGCGATCACGATGAATCCGGCCGCCTTCAGCAGCGCGATATCCGTCTCGCTGGCATTCACGCTCTTGCGACTGTCGCCGCTGGCATCGGGATAAACCCGAATCTCGCGGGTCTTGGTCCAGTCATCGCCTTCGTGCTTCCAGTACCGCTCACGGATGCGTCGAATCATGTCTGGCGTATCGTTGCCGTCGATCAATTCATCCACGGCCCTCGGCAGGCCATCACGCATTACGTGCACGATGGCCGCCATCTTGCCCACGTTGAAGTCCATGCCCACATGGATCGGCTCGGCATCCTGTACGTGATCCGTGCAGCCGTTCTTGGCCCGATCGTAGGCATGGTAAATCGTGCCACTGGTCAGATTGACGAACTGGCCGCGAAGGTACGCTGCGATCAGGTGTTGCGGGTAGCTCGCCAGCAAGCTTGGAATGTAATCGTCCGGCAGATTGGCTTCATTGTCATACGTGGATGCCTGAACCAT